CTTTTTTTTAGAATACTTATCAAGACCACCTACAGCTGAAATATTCTTTGAAGATGTTTTAATGGCACTAGTGTTTTATGGTATGCCAATACTTGCGGAGAATAACAAACCACGTCTTTTATATTATTTAAGACGTAGAGGTTACAGAGGGTTTAGTATGAATCGTCCTGATAAAGTTTGGAATAAATTATCTGTAGCAGAAAAAGAAGTTGGAGGTATACCAAACTCAAGCGAAGATATAAAACAAGCACACGCCGCGGCAATTGAAATGTATATACAGGATCATGTTGGTGTAAGACAAGATGGTAGTTTTGGAGATCTTTATTTTAATGAATTACTAAATGATTGGGCTAAGTTTGATATAAATAAAAGAACAAAGTTTGACGCAACAATAAGTAGTGGTTTGGCTATTATGGCTAACAATAGACATTTATACGCGCCAAATGCAAAAGTTGAAAAATCAAAGCTAAATATAAATATCTCCAGATATAATAACACTGGAGCTAATTCACAAATAATAAAATAAATATGGCATATTCTAAAAGTTATTTTCCAAGTCAAACTGTAAGCGATGCTGAAAAGCTTAGTTATGACTACGGTATGAAAGTAGCAAAAGCTATAGAAACAGAATGGTTTAATGAAGATAGAAGTATTAATAAGTACGCGTCTAATGTTAAAAATTTTCATAATTTAAGATTATATGCTAGAGGCGAACAGTCAATACAAAAGTATAAGGATGAGTTATCTATAAATGGTGATTTGTCCTATTTAAATTTAGACTGGAAGCCTGTTCCAATTATACCTAAATTTGTAGATATAGTTGTTAATGGTATAGCTGAAAGAACTTATGATATAAAAGCTTATTCTCAAGATGCTTATGGTGTTAGTAAACGAACAGAGTATATGGAGTCTATATTGGCTGATATGAGAACAAAAGAGTTAGATGCTTTTTCTAAACAAGCTTTTGGTATATCTTTAGCAGAAAATGATCCAGCTACATTACCAGGTTCTGAAGAAGAGTTAGAATTACACATGCAGTTGAACTATAAGCAAGCTGTAGAGTTAGCTGAAGAGCAAGCATTAAATGTTTTGTTTGAAGGTAATAAGTATGAGTTAATTAAAAAACAATTTTATTACGACTTAACTGTATTAGGTATAGGTGCTGTAAAAACAGATTTTAACACTTCAGAAGGAGTTGTTATAAAATACGTTGATCCAGCTAATTTAGTTTATTCTTATACAGATTCACCTTACTTTGATGATATATATTATGTTGGTGAAGTTAAATCTATACCTGTAAACGAGTTAGCAAAGCAATTTCCTCATTTAACAGAAAGTGATCTTGAGGATATAATGAAAAACAAAAATTATAATAGAAACAATTACAACACTAGATATTCTGCTAAGCAAGAAGATAATAACACTATTCAAGTTTTATATTTTAATTATAAAACTTATATGAACGAAGTTTATAAAATAAAAGAAACCGGAACTGGCGCTGATAAAATAATACCTAAAGACGATACTTTTAATCCACCACAAGATAAAGAAGGTGATTACTCAAAGCTATTAAGGTCTATTGAGGTTTTATATGAGGGCGCTTTAATTTTAGGCACAGATAAACTACTTAGATGGGGTATATCTAAAAATATGATGCGTCCTAAGAGTGATTATACGAAAGTAAAAATGAACTATGCTATTGTAGCGCCTCGTATGTATAACAATAAAATTGATTCATTAGTAAAGCGTATTACTGGCTTTGCTGACATGATACAATTAACGCATTTAAAGTTACAACAAGTAATGTCACGTATGGTTCCTGATGGTGTTTATTTAGATGCCGATGGTTTAGCTGAAGTTGATTTAGGTAATGGAACAAACTATAATCCACAAGAAGCTTTAAATATGTTCTTCCAAACTGGTAGTGTAATTGGTAGATCATTTACACAAGATGGTGATATGAACCCAGGTAAAGTACCTATTCAAGAAATAACATCTGGAAGTGGTGGTAATAAAATGCAAGCTCTTATTGGTAATTATAATTATTATTTACAAATGATAAGAGATGTGACTGGTTTAAACGAGGCTAGAGATGGTAGTATGCCAGATAAAAATGCTTTAGTAGGCGTGCAAAAGCTAGCGGCTGCAAATAGTAATACTGCAACTAGACATATATTACAAGCTGGATTATTTTTAACAGCTGAAACAGCTGAGTGTTTATCACTTAGAATATCTGATATTATAGAATATTCACCAACTAAAGATGCTTTTATACAAGCTATTGGTGCACATAATGTAGCTACGTTAGAAGAAATGTCTAATTTACACTTATATGACTTTGGTATATTTTTACAGTTAATGCCAGATGAAGAAGAAAAAGCTAGACTTGAGAATAATATTCAAATGGCGTTACAACAGCAAAGCATTGAGCTTGAAGATGCTATTGATTTACGTGAAATTAAAAACGTAAAACTAGCAAATCAAATGCTTAAAATACGTAGAAATAAAAAACAAGATAAAGATCAAGCTATACAACAGCAAAATATACAATTACAGTCGCAAGCAAACGCTCAAGCAGCACAAGCAGCGGCACAAGTTGATGTTCAAAAAAACCAAGCGTTAACACAAAGCGAAGCTCAATTAGAACAAATCAAAGCCCAGATTGAAGCTCAAAAAATGCAGCAAGAAGTTAACTATAAAAAAGAACTAATGCAGTTAGAGTTTCAAATGAACATGCAACTTAAAAATGCTGAAGTACAAGGTATGAAACAAAGAGAAAAAGAAAAAGAAGATCGTAAAGACGAAAGAACAAAAATACAAGCTACACAACAGTCAGAAATGATTGAACAAAGAAAGTCAGGTAAAGCGCCTAAAAACTTTGAGTCCGCAGGTAATGATATATTAGGTGGAGGATTTGATTTAGGTAGTTTTGAGCCTAGATAAATTTATTAATTATTATTATATTATATTATGGAAGAAAAATTAGAAAAAGTAGTTGAAGAAACTACAACCCAGAACCAACAAGATCCAGGTGATGAAAACGTGGTAAAAGTTGATAAAAGTAAATTTGAATCTGCAGATGACGATAGCGTTGTAAAAGTAGATTTAAGTAAACCACCAAAACCAGAAGAAAAAAATGAAGAACCAAAAGAAAATACAGAAGCTGAAGAAAGTACAACTGACGACAGCAGAGTGGTTGCAGAGTCTGAAAGTACCGAGCCCACACAAAAACAAGAAAAAATACAACCGGAAGCAGAAGCACAAGAAACTACAGTATTAGAAGAGATTACTGAAGATTCTACTGAAGAAGAAGTTGCTGAAGCTGAAGAACAAGTAGAAGAAGCTATTGCAGAAGCTGAAGCTACTGGAAAACCATTGCCAGAAAATATTCAAAAGTTAGTAGATTTTATGGAAGAAACTGGTGGTGATTTAAACGATTATGTTAGGCTTAATCAAGATTATAGTAAACTAGAAGATAAAGATTTATTATATGAGTACTACAAACAAACAAAGCCTCACTTAAATCAAGAAGAAATTAACTTCCTTATGGAAGATCAATTCTCTTACGATGAAGAAGAAGATGACGAAAGAGATATAAGAAGAAAAAAATTAGCGTTAAAAGAGCAAGTTGCCAACGCTAAAAGCCATCTGGACGGGCAAAAGTCCAAGTACTATGAAGAAATTAAAGCTGGTTCAAGATTAACTTCTGAACAACAAAAAGCTTGGGATTTTTTTAATAGATACAATAAAGAGTCAGAAGAGACTAAAAAACAAGCAGAAGCACAAAAATCTAATTTTTTAAATAAAACTAATAATGTTTTTAACGACAAGTTCAAAGGTTTTGAATATAACGTCGGTGATAAAAGATATAGATTTAATATAAATAATGCTAGCGAAGTTAAAGAAGCTCAAAGCGATATTAATAATTTTGTCAAAAAGTTTTTGAACGAAAAAAATGAAATGTCAGATGCAGCGGGTTATCACAAATCTTTGTATACAGCGATGAACGCAGATGCTATTGCAAAACACTTTTACGAACAAGGCAAGGCTGATGCTATGAAAAATAGTGTTGCTAAAGCTAAAAACGTTGATATGAATCCAAGACAAAGTCATGGTGCAGTTGAAGCGGGTGGTGTAAAAGTAAAAGTTTTAGGTGATAATTCTTCTGATTTTAAGTTTAAAATTAAAAATAATAAATAACAATTTAAAATTACAAAATTATGAGTATAACCGCAGGAGGTAGTTTGAATAGTGTACCTGCTCCAAAGCAACAAACACTAGCTTCAAACTACATCGATTTTACGGGCGCAGGTAACGACTGGGCTCAACAATACCTGCCTGACTTAATGGAAAAAGAAGCTGAAGTGTTCGGTAACAGAACTATTTCTGGTTTCTTATCTCAAGTTGGTGCAGAAGAGGCTATGACTGGCGATCAAGTCGTATGGTCTGAACAAGGTAGATTACATCTATCATATCAAGGTACAGTAGCAACAGCTGGTGATGTTAACGGTACATTTACAATTGGAAAAGACATTGATGGTGACACGTCTGTAGGTACTACTACCTCTAGAACTCACGCTGTTAGAGTTAATGATACTGTACTTATCGCAAGTGATGGTATAGTTACTAAATGTTTAGTTGTAGAAACTCCAGATTCAAATGTTGTTTCTGTTGAGCCTTATGACAAAACTGATTTAACTGGTCACGCAACAACTACTGATGGATCTATTATGTTAGTTATAGGATCTGAATATGGTAAAGGTCAAGCTTACTCTGATATTACTGGTACCCATAGTGCTGATAGAAGAGAAGCTATTGAACCAACTTTCAAGTCATTTGATAACAAGCCAATTATTATGAAAGACTACTACGAGGTTTCAGGATCTGATGCTTCTCAAGTAGGTTGGGTTGAAATATCTGGCGAAGAAGGTCAATCAGGTTACTTATGGTACTTAAAAGCTGAGGGTGACACAAGAGCACGTTTTACTGATTACTTAGAAATGTCAATGCTAGAAGCTGAAAAAACTGCTGCTGGATCTGCTATTGGTTTTGCTAACAAGCAAATTAGAGGCGCTGCTGATTCTGGTGCTGGTGGTTCTGGTACTGAAGGTTTATTTGCTGCTATTGAATCAAGAGGTAATTTAACTTCTGGTATTACTGGTACTAGCGCTGCTTTAGATTTAGCTGAGTTTGATGCTATTTTAGCAGAGTTTGATAAGCAAGGCGCTATTGAAGAGAACATGCTTTTCGTTAATAGAAACGTTAGCTTAGCTATTGACGATATGCTAGCTGCTATGAATGCTTATGGTTCTGGTGGTACTTCTTATGGAGTATTTAACAATTCTGAAGATATGGCGCTTAACTTAGGTTTCTCAGGTTTCCGAAGAGGTTCTTATGACTTCTATAAATCTGACTTCAGATATTTAAATGATAAAGCAACAAGAGGTGAAATAAATCGTGTTGCTGGATCTGCAGCTGTTAGAGGTGTTATTATACCTGCTGGTGTATCTTCTGTATATGATCAACAATTAGGAAAGAACATGAAACGTCCTTTCTTACACGTTAGATACAGAGCTTCACAAACTGATGACCGAAGAATGAAGTCTTGGGTTACTGGTTCTGTTGGTGCTGCTACATCTGCACTTGACGCAATGCAAGTACATTATTTAACTGAAAGATGTTTAGTTACTCAAGGTGCTAACAACTTTATGTTATTGAAGTAAACTATTTTAAAAGACCGGGGCTTCGGCCTCGGCCTTTTATTTTTTATTAATTTTATTATATATTATATTATGGCAAAAAAACAAGAAACAAAAAAAGAGGTAGAAGTACCTGTTGTTGAAACACCAGTTGTTAAAACACAAAAAACAAAAAGAAAAGACCCTGTATTTCCAAAAGCGGAAGATGGTTGGGAAATAAAAAACAGGATATACAAACTAAAAGGCAATAAAAAACCTTTATCAAGAACAATTAAATCGGCAAATATATTTTGGTTTGACGAAGAAAAAGGTTACGAAAGAGAAGTTAAATATTGCCAAAATCAAAAAACAGTCTTTGTTGATGAAATGAAAGGAGAACAAAGAATGGAGCATATTGTTTTTAGAAACGGTATGTTAATTATTGAAAAAGAAAAAACAGTTTTACAAAAACTATTATCTTTATATCATCCAGATAGAGATAAAATATTTTACGAAGAGAAGCCAGAAGTAAACGCTGCAAGTGAAATAGAAATTTTAGAGTTAGAGGCTGATGCAATACTTATGGCTAGAGAAATAGATATTGATTTAGCAGAAGCTATTATGCGTGTAGAGATTGGTTCTAGTGTATCTAAATTAAGCTCTAAAGAGCTTAAAAGAGATTTATTAGTGTTTGCTCGTAATAACCCAGCTTTGTTCTTAGAATTAGCTTCTGATGACAACGTTCAACTTAGAAATTTTGGTATTAAAGCTGTTGAACTAGGTATTATTAAATTATCTTCTGATCAAAGAAACTTTATGTGGGGATCAAATGATAGAGTGATAATGACTGTTCCTTTTGATGAGCATCCATACACTGCTTTAGCGCATTGGTTTAAAACTGATGAAGGTATGGAA